CCCACCGTTATGAAAGGATATAACGTCGAGCAGATAGGTAAGATTGTAGCTGGCAAATGGCATTCATTTGACAAACCAGTGGCAATACCAATAGATGCAGTCAAATTCGACATGCACTGTTCACCGGCGGCATTACGATGGGAACACTCAACATACAACAAAATCTTCAACTCACCAGAGTTGGCAAAACTACTAAAGTGGCAAATAGCCAACAAGGGTCGAGGATATTGTAGTGATGGAAAGCTAAAGTATGAAGTTGAGGGACGCAGGTTCTCGGGGGATATGAACACAGCATTAGGCAACGTACTGTTAATGTGCGGCCTAGTGTGGACGTACGCCCAGGAGCGCAGTGTCCCAATAAAACTTATCAACAACGGTGATGATTGTGTCATTTTTTGTGAGCAGCGGGATCTATCCAAACTAATGATTGGATTTGATTCGTGGTTCATAGATTTTGGGTTCAGAATGACGGTGGAAACACCAGTTGTAGAACTAGAGCAAATAGAATTTTGCCAAATGCACCCAGTCGACACACCAACGGGATACACCATGGTGCGTAACATACGCACTGCATTAGCAAAGGACACCATGACAGTTCTGCCAGTGAACAACGAGGCTTCGGCCAGAGTATGGTTCAAGGCAATAGGACAATGTGGTCTGAGCTTAGTGAGTGGTATCCCCATGATGCAGGCTTTTTATCGCATGTATGACAGACAGACAAGTAAGCAGACGAAGGTGGATGAACATGGCGCAATGCAGACTGGCATGGCTATGTTGGCAAGGAATATGAAGCATAAATATGCAGAACCCACCACCGCATCGAGATACTCATTCTGGTTGGCATTTGGGTTTACCCCAGATGAGCAACGAGCATATGAAAACAAGTTTGAAAACTACCAAATAGATTATAGCAAAATTGTGCCGGCTGATTATAACACAGTCACACATTTCGAGTTATAATCAAAGATTTACAGGAAAACCCATTCCAATAAGATAGGATGTCAGTTAGATATCACGGTAAATATTGTGGACCAGGATGGTCGGCTGGTAAATATCAGCAAAGCGTTAAGAGCGGAGTACCAGCAGATGATGATTTCGATGCAACATGCAAGGAACATGATGGTGCTTACGCACACCCTACAAACAGCAA